CCTAAGCAAAAGATCATAGATATATTTGGGTATGATGCTATAAGCGAAACTTATCCTACATTAAAAGAATATGCAGATAATTTCTACAAAGATACTTTAGGTAAACTTATACCTATAAGAGCAGAGCTTGTTATGGGAGACCCAGAGCTTAAACTTTGTGGAATGGCAGATATGTTATTTTGGAATGAAAAAGAACAACAATATCAAATATGGGATTGGAAGACTAATACCAAACTCAACAAAAGTTCTAAGTATGGCAAAAGCCTTACTGGAATTCTCAGTCATCTTTCTGATTGTGAGCTTACTTTATATTCTTTACAGCTTAGCACTTATAGATTCATAGTAGAAAAGAATACAAGTATTAAACTTGGCGATTCTTATATAGTATGGTTTAATGAAGAAAACTCTAATTATGAAGTAATTAAATGTCATGATTTTAGAGAAGAGATTAAAGAAGTTATAAGAGACTATAATAAAAATCCTTTGATAGTATAAACTTTTTTGTTATATTGACGTAAAGTGATACTATGAATCAAATCAAACAATTTTTACAGCAGTTAATTAAGGGAGCGGTTCAAGAGATCCTTGCAGACCTTAAAGAAGAGTATTTAGAAGAGATAGTTTACGACTATTATTATGTTAATTATATTTTTAACAATAATAAGAAAACTAGTGCTTTTATTAAGATAGACTCTAAAGGAAACTTTAAGTATGAGCTAGATAAGCAAATTAGAATAGCTAATAAAAAAGGACCTGAAGATGATATTAATTTTAAAGTAGAGTCAATATTTAAATTATAGACTATGCAAGAAATTAATGAGTCATTATTATTAGCAATATATAAAAACTCCTCTTTAGGCAATACAGAAGTAAAAATACTTGCAAAGATATTGTTAGAGACTAATGCAGAGCTTAATAGCTTGCAAAAAAAAGTATCTAGGTATGAAAGCATCCTAGTTAATAGGAGATCTATACCTCTTACTCAAGAAGAGATTGACGAGATACATACGTTACGTTTAAAATATAACAAAACACTTAAAGAAACTACAGATGAGCACAATCATTAAAAAAGACGGAAAACAAAAGACAGAAGGACTTACAGACTTAACAAGTTACTATGCGCCTTCGCATGACTTTATTGTTACTAATATTCCTAAATCAGAAGAACTTGCACAAGCAGAGAACGCAGGATTACTTTTAACTGATGACGCAAAGAAGAGTCTTCAGAACATTGATAACGTACCTGTACATACTGTCCATCTAGTTGGACCTGACTGTAAGTTTGCAGAAGTAGGAGATACAGTATATGTTAGAGGTTCTGGTATTGCTATTCCTATTAATGGAACAGAATATGTTCAATTTAGGGAATACGATATTATAGGAACTATTTTAAAATAAATTATCGCGGGGTGGTGTAACGGTAGCATGTTGGGCTCATTATCCAGAGGTCGTAGGTTCGAATCCTTCCCCCGCTACTAAATTTTAGTACTATGGCACAAATGAAACATAAAGTGGCTTTATCACATTCTAGAAAAGAGATTTTTTGTAGTGATCCAGAGTGGAGAGAAGTTGTATATAATAAAATAGATATTACATATGATGTATTAAGTATTATATATAACCCTGCATCTAATGACCAAGAATCTCAAAAAGAGATAGAAGGAATTTATGAGTACATAACTAAAAATTTTGGAAACAGAATTTATTTTTATGTAAACAAAGATGTTGAAGGGTTCAAAAATTTCTTTAGCATGGAAAAAGAAGAAAAAGAAGAAGCAAACGAAATTCTAGAGTAATTATGAAATTTAATATACCTGTAACAAATGATAACATGTATTTCAGGTATTTATCGGCAATAAATGGAATGCTAAATCTTTCTAATAAAGAAACACTAGTACTTTCAGAATTCCTTAAATACCATATGGAATATAAAGATGCTGAAGTAGCTATTACTCCAGTAACACGTAAACGTGTGCAAGAAAAGTTTGAGATGAGTCCGTATAATGTTAATAATGTTGTAAAGAACTTAACAAAGAAAAAAGCACTGATGAAATCAGAGAAATCATTAGTTATAAACCCTAATGTAATACCTAAAACTTTTGATGGGCAAATCTTCGTTACTTTTAATTTCGTAAATATATAATGAGAAAAGATATTATAGATAAACTGGCGCAAGAATTTAACCTGCAGCCTCACATTGTAGAGAAAATAGTTAAATCTCAGTTTAAATACGTATCTAAGATCATGAGAGAAAAGAAATTAGAAGCTGTTAGGTTGCATTACTTAGGAGTATTTGCAATAAAACCTAGTAGGCTTAAGTATTTAATAGATAATAAATGCATAGAGGACACGAGTTTATAATTGTACAAGATGTTATGAAAGAAGGCTTTGAAGGGGAGTTAGAGATGATAAAAGAAGATGCACTAACTAAATGGTACTGTGCTGATTTAAATCTTATAACTGATGTTGAACAAGTCTATAGTAGTGATGGTACTATACGAACTAAATATTGTAGAGTATATCATAGTATACTTGGTGATAGAGTAGTTAGAGAAAAATATCTTACAATGAAACTTTTATTGCAGTCTATTGAAAAAACATTTTTTAAAGAGAACTAATAATGGCAAAGAAAAAAGGATTATATGCAAACATACATGCTAAGAAGAAAAGAATTAAAGCAGGCTCTGGAGAGACTATGAGAAAAGCAGGAAGTAAAGGTGCTCCTAAAGCTAGTGATTTTAAAAAAGCTAAAAAGACAGCTAAAAAGAAATAGATACTATGGGACTACTAGACTTAGATCCTACAACAGGAGAAGCAAAACTTAATCCAGACATACTTGCAATTCCTGCTTTTGAAGAGATATGGAAAGCAGATAAAACTAAGGTTAAAGCTAAAGCGATGAAAGAAATCACATATATCTATATGATGGCTGATTTTAATTCTCCTTATGCTGTTTTTCCTGTTGTAAAAAGAGAACCAGAAGTTAGAAAAGATGTTTTAGGATCAAAAGATGCAAAGCTAGAAAAAAGAGTAGTAGAGGGTATTAAGAAATATAAGAGCTTTCAAGAGACGCCTTCAATGTATCTATTAGAAAAAACAAAAACTGCTATTTATAAAATGGCAGATTACTTTGAGACTGTTGATTTTAATCAGTTTGATGATACGGGTAGACCAGTATACTCTGCTAAAGATGTAGCAGCTAACTTAGAAAAGATAGGTAAGATTATTGAGTCTTATGATAAAGTAGAAGAGAAAGTTAAAAAAGAAGTTAAGTCTGAATCTAGAATTAGAGGTGGAGGAACCGAAGGACAATACGAAAGATAAAATAAATATAATGATAAATAACGGAATACATGACGGATCGTCAATAGAGATTAAAGCAGGTAATGCTGTGCAAGATATATTTCCTGATAAATTATGGAAAACTGCATTAGAGAACGAAATTCCAGGGGTTACTTTAACTTGCCCAAGCTGCTCAAAACAAGAAATTTATAACAAGTTAGAAGATGTTCCTACATCAACTAAAGACTGTGTATGTGGTAACCATACATTTGTAAAATATTTATAGTATGGCAATTACACATACACAACTAATAGACATGTTTGGATTTGAGTCAGTAAAGACTTCAGCATACGGAATAAAGGCTTATAAAAAATTTAAAAGTGGGATAGAGCTTTTTGCAAAAAAGAATACATTAGAAATTATTGTACCTGGGCTTCCTGTAGAGAATTATAATTTAGAACACATATCTACAACAGAGCTTAAAGAAAGACTTCCTAAGCTAGTAGATAGTATTAAGAAAAAAGCAAAAGCTTCTATGCCTGAAGTAAAAGATATATTTTTGCACAAAGTATTTTTAGCTACTTTTGTAAACGAAGAAACAGCAGAAAAACATGAGTGGAAAGGCTAACATAGTATTACACAATGTAAGTATAGTTGAAGGAGGATTTGTAGATACAATAGACTTTTCTCCTGCAGCTACAAACTTTTTACAAAATGGTAGATACACTGCAGCACCTGAAGGAACTTATGCATATAAAGAGTTCTGGGACGAAGAGACAAGAAGATGTAGAGAAGGATATGAAATAAATGGGATTAGAGTAACAGGACCACATTATTTTTACCTCAACTACTGTCAAATTAAGGCTACAATAAACGATGCTGGAATGCAACGTAAGATTCTTACATTTCCTAGTTTCTTAGATATGGATTATTATTTTTATCAGGAAGTAGAGATAGCTCGTGCAGCAGGTCAAGGTTTAATAGTAGCTAAAGCAAGACGGAAAGGATTCTCATACAAGAATGGAGCATTAGCTGTATGGAACTATAATTTTCTTAGAGACTCTACTAGTATTATCGGAGCATTCTTAGCAGAGTATTCTAATTCTACTATGGCTATGAGCTTAGAGATGAGTAACTTCCTTAACAAGCATACTGCTTGGAAAAAAAGAAGAAATCCTGATAGAAGAGATTTTATTAAAGCTAGATTTCAAGAAGTATTAGATGGCAATACTGTTTGGAGTGGTTATAACTCAGAAATATTTACACTTACATTTAAAGATAACTTCTCAGCAGCGATTGGTAAATCTGCAGACTTCTTTCTTTTTGAAGAGGCAGGTAAATGGCCAAACCTTATAGATTCTTATATGGTAACAGCTCCGTGTTTTAGAGATGGAGATGTAATGATTGGAATGCCTATCATATTTGGAACAGGAGGTGATATGCAAGGAGGATCTAATGATTTTGCTGAAATGTTTTATAATCCTGAAAAGTATTGGCTACGTGCATATAATAATATTTGGGACGATGGTGCAGATGGAACTCCTGCAGGTCTATTTATTGATGATATGTGGTATAAACCAGGAGAAGTTGTACTAGAAGACGGTACTACTACAAAAATGGTAGATAAAGACGGTAACTCTAACAGAGAAGCTACTGAATACTACTTAGATAGAGAAAGAGATATTATAAGAAACTCAGATTCAAGAAGAACTTGGGAAAAATATATAACACAATCACCAAAAACACCGCGAGAAGCTTTCTTAAGGGTCAGTGGAAACTTGTTCCCAACAGTAGAGCTTAACTCGTGGCTTGGTGTATTAGAAACAGATAACAAAGCAAAAAATCTTGCATTTATTGGAGATTTATATTGGGAAGAAGGTACAGATAAAGTAAAATGGACTCCTAATGCAGATAGAAAGCCTATTAATAGATTTCCTTTAAAAGATAACGAAGATTCAGAAGGATGTGTGGTTATATGGGAACATCCTTACAAAGATCACTCAGATAGAATACCATTTGGACTTTACATAGCAGGAACTGACCCATACGATCAAGATACATCAGGAACTACATCTTTAGGTAGTACGATTATTTATAAAACTTTTCAAGATTTTGATGGTACATATAATTTACCTGTAGCAGAGTATACAGGGCGTCCAGATACTGCAGATGGATATTATGAAAACGTAAGAAAGCTTTTAACGTATTATAATGCACAGACTCTATACGAAAATAACTTGTCAGGGTTAAAGACGTATTTTCAGCAAAAAAAGAGTCTAGGGTTGCTTAAAGAACAGCCTGGAATAATTAAAAATATAGTAGCTAACTCTAAAACACATAGAGGATATGGTATACATATGAGTGAACCTATTAAAAGGCAAGCTGAAATTTATGTGAGAGATTGGTTGTTAGAAAAAAGAAGTGATGGTGTAGATGGCGAAGAAAAACTTAATCTTCATGCTATTTATTCTATCCCGTTATTAAAAGAATTAATAGCGTATACTAAAGATGGTAACTTTGATAGAGTTATTGCTTTTATGTTATGCATGCTCCATAGTCAGGAGAATTATAATATAAGAGCTGATGCAGTATCAGATTCTGCACAAAGTAAGTTTAACTTCTTTAGAAACGATAGAAGTTATTTTAAAAAAAGAACAAGAAATACTAGTTTTAGATAAAATATCGAGATAAATGCAAACAGTACAAAATTTACCCAAACAGAAAGTATCAATGTCTAAAAAGACAAAAGAATGGGGAAAATCTAATATAGATGAAATTGAGGGTATAATTAATACTGATTCATATAATGGAAGATCTTCTAGATACAGAAAGCAAATAAATTATGACTTATATAATGGAAAGTTAAATAAGGAAGATTTTGAATATGTTACAAATCCTTATGGATTTGGAGACAGTGATTTTCCTGCAGAGCTTCAGCATTATGATATTATATCTCCAAAGCTAAATCTATTATT